GGACGAGCACAGTTGCGACTGTGATGGACCCAAAGAAAATTGTGGGTGTGAAGACGGGGAAACAGAGGTACAAAATATGTCAGAAGAGACAAAAGAAACAACTGTAAAATCCGAGGCAGAGAACATTGTCGAACGCGAGTTCGCTTCTCTACGTTCACAACTTGAAGAAGTTGAAGCTTCAAAAGCTGAAATCGAAGCTGAGTTCAAGAAGGCTATGAAAGAATTAGAAACCTTCAAGAAAGCAGAGGAAGAGAGATTAGCTGCAGAAGCAGAAGCTAAGAAGTTAGAAACTGTAGAAGCAATCATATCCAGAGAAATCTTATTCGGTTCTATCGAAGAAGATAAGAAGGATGCTCGTGTAGAGGAACTCTCTGCATGGGATGAGTCCAGATTGACTGGATTCAGCGACGCTCTAGCAGCAATGCCAGAGCCAAGCAACGATGTCGAAAGGTCTTTCGGAAAAGGTAAATCATCTGATGAAGGTGAAGCACCAGAAGAAACCGAAAGAAAATTCGGTATGAAAATGGTAAACGGTAGAATTACTCTAGATAAAGAGTACTACAGAGGTAAATAAACATGGCAACAGAAATTTTGATTAACGACGGTGGAGCTCCAGCACGTATCTTACCATACACAACTGTTGAAGCAATCACTGCAGGAGATGCTTGTTCATTAAATACTAATGGACTTCTCCAAAAAGCAGACAGCGACGATACCAACTTCGATTTCGCATATGTTGGAATAGCATTGACAGACGCAGCAGCAGATGCTGTATGTTCAGTAGTTACTGGCGTCGGAGTCATTCTAAACATCAACTGTGACGATTTAGGAGCAGGTGTTGCTTTGATGATGGGAAGCACAGAGGGTCGATTGACCACAGCCACAAATGGCGCAGGTGCACCAAAGACACAAGCTATCACGTTAGAAAATAACAGTGCAGCAGGATTGACGAAATGTCAAACACTATAAGGTGATTTAAATGGTAGACGCAACTCCCGGTTTGTTAACAACACTAAACACTGGTTCAGTAGACGGTGGTGTAGGTGAAAGAGTACTTATTGATTACAAAGAAGCAATCATGGACTACAAAGTCGCAGAGCTTCCTGTAATGTCTTTTTTCGCTGAACCTATGACAACTGATACTGGTGGTAATATTGATATTACTCTAGCTAAGCCTTCCATGAAATTGGAACAAATAAATGAGGGAACCACCCCAGAATACCAACACACAAAACTACGCTCCGAAAGAGTTTCAGTTAAAGAGTGGGGTATTGCAGTAGGTGTAACCCGAAGAATGATTGAAGATTCAAGATTCAACGAAGTAGAAATGGCTTTGAATGAAGCCCGCAGAGCTGTAGACAGGCACATGACTGACCACGTTGTCAAAGTCATTTTCGGTGCTCACACAGCAAACGCAGACTTCGGAACAATTGCCATCGATGAAAACACCGCAGAATCAGCAATCACTACTTTCTCTTCAAATCCACAATCTGGATTTTATGGAAGTGGTATGGCTGCAGCTGACATCGATGCTTCAACATCACGTCTAGACTCATACGGTAACGAATCAGACACAAGATTGATTCGAAACTCATACGTTCGTGCATTTGGAGATAATGCTGGAGACTTAGCTCTCGCAGATATCACTGAAGCTATCGACAGAGTCGCAACACGTGGATACAACGCTACACACTTGTTCATCTCTCCAGCTCACTACAAGTCTTTATTAGACTTAGGTGACTTTGTAACTGCTTTTACACAAGCACAAGGAGAAACAGGTGGTGCAGGTAACCCAACCACAGCAGCTATGATGCCCGGAAGCCCTGTTAATCAGACAGCTTCAACCGGTATCGTCGGCTCTATATATGGATTAACTGTCGTTGTAAACGCATACGTACCATCAACAAGATTTGGAACCTTCGACCTTTCATCTAAACCAATGGTTTATGTAGAAAGAAGACCATTGACTGTAGAAGAGGCAAACCCCGGTTTCGGAATTGTCGGTTCTTACATGTCTATGAGATATGGTTTGAAGATTATTAGACCTGAAGTTGGTATAATCACAATTAACGGAGTTCTTGGTTAAGCTCAGTTAATTAGCCTTTGGAGAGCTGGCGAAGAAATGCTCTCCACTTTAATTGTTGCTAATAGCAATTAGTTAAAGAAAACAATTAAGGAGAATACAAAAATATGGTAAATAAAAAATCAACACAAGAAGGTTTGATAGTTGATAATATAGGACCTTTAGGTAGAATTATTAACATACAAACAAGTACAAGTCAAACTAAAGATGGTACAAATTATGTTATGCATGATGAAGATAAAAACTCCGTATATATTCCATTCGCCTCTAGTGCAAACGATGTTCAATTCGTAATGGGTATTGACAACCATTTCTTGACTACTTATGACTATGGTGGGGAATTTATAGTAGGTAATAATAATACTCTATCAGGAGGATATTATAAAGAAACTATGAACAACGCAATCTTTGCTAGTAACACAGACTTAATTGATAAGGTTCGAAGATGTATGATAACAGGATACAACCACACATTAAATACCTTAGATACTGGTAGTCTTATTGCTGGAAAAGACCACACTGTTAGTGGGTCAACCCAATGTACAGTACTCGGTACAGGAAATACAGTTAACACAGGCTCAGCCAATAGTGTTACATTTGGATTAGGAAATACAAATGCAGCTAGTGGTTCTCTAGTTGGTGGACGAAATAACACAGCAGGAAAAGCTGCTTATGGCTCTATAGTTATGGGTAGGAACAACGAAGTAGGAACAAATGATTATGACTACGTAACTATGTTAGGTGGTCAATATAATAAGATGACTAGCGATACTCCGTATTCAATGTGTTATGGACTATATGCGAGTGGTAACATAAAAGGTAGTTTCGAATTTGCATCCGGTAGACATTTGGATGGTAGTGGTAATGGTATACAAGGTAGTATACAGTTAAGTCAATTTTTACTTGGTGCTATAACAACTGATGCTACTCCAGTGATATTATCATCTAAAGTAGATGGTTCAAATACTAAACCACCAATTCTTTCTAACCAATCAGTTATGTTCACAGCAGAGATAGTTGCACGAAGAGGAAGTTCTACTGAATCAGCAGCATATTATATTACTGGAGCAATTAAAAACGACGCTGGAACAACCGCATTAGTAGGAACACCAACTGTAACAGTAGTAGGTGAAGACGACGCTAATTGGGCTGTAAGTGTAGCAGCAAACAACACTGATGATACATTAGATATCACATGTACGGGTGCAGCAGCAAAGAGAGTTCACTGGGTTGGAACTGTGAGGTTTACGCAAACTATTATTGCTTAAGGAGATTAATATGACAGAATTCAGAATGACACCAAATCAGAATCAACTTGAAAAATTAGGAAAGCACGTCTGTCCTGACGAAGACGGGATACTATGCCCTGAATGTCAGAAAAGAATGGATGATAGAACTTACGAGGGTAAATGTCACGCAGATGTTGCGTGGGAAGCATACCACGAAGTTTTAGATGCATATCCAAAGTCAACTAAAGAAGAACTACATGCAGCTGTAGAAGCTGCTTTAGCAGAACTTTAGTTATTTTCTAATAAAAGATGGTAGGGTTGAGCCCTACCTCTTATTTTTCACACAATATTTAAATAGTGGAATGTATTATTATTATTAACAATGGCAAGATATACAAAGGTATTAAAGAGTTTAGCTCATAACGCTGTAGGTAACAAGAGAATAGAAGCCGCAGCACCACCAGCAGGAAACAATTATTATGTTACTGGAGGAACTTATGACGCAGGAAATCAAGAGTTAGATTTCGTAGGTACAACTGGCTTTACGCCATTTAGTGTAGATGTTAGTGCTTTAGCATCTGCAGCAAATCCCGGTGGTTCAAATACACAAGTACAATATAACAATGGTGGTGCCTTTGCTGGCTCCTCCAATATGACTTTTAATGGTACAAACTTAACACTAGCTAGTAATTTACTTCTTGGTAGTAATCTTGTACATAATGGAGATACTGATACCTATATTGGATTTGGTGCGGACACTATAGATTTCCAAGCTGGAGGTAAATCTTTCTTAACATTTACAGAGGTAGGAACTTCCGGAGATACTATTGTATTTAATGAAGGTTCTAGTAATATAGACTTTAGGATAGAATCTGATGATAACGCTAATATGTTTGTTATGGATGCTGGTCAAAATAGAATAGGTATTGGTACAGCTGCACCTACTCAAGTATTAGACGTTATTACTGGTGATGGAGTTGTTGTTAGACGTGAAAACACCGATAGTGCAATTTATGGTCCAAGTATATACGTTCAAAGAAAAAGAGCTACTGGTGGAGATTTATCTTCAGGAGATTTAATAGGTAACCTTACTTTCCAACCTTACAAAGGAGACTATGATAATAGAGCAGCTACAATTAGTGCAGCCGTAGAAGGAACACTAGGAACAGATACAACGCCCGGAAGATTAATGTTTTCAACTGCGGCAGCTGGAGCAAATACTGTTACAGAAAGGATGCGTATTGATTCTAGTGGTGATGTAACTGTTTATACTGGAGATTTGACATTGAATGGAGATTCTACAGCCTTTAGTATAAAAGATGGAGATGGTACAGAAACAGTTAGATTAGCCACAGCATCTGGTGATGAAGGTCTATTATATTTAAGAGGACCAACAGGTGGTAACTCTATTTACTTAGATGGTAACAGTGATTCTTATATTAATAATGGTGCTAACTTGGGTATAGGCACAACTGCACCCAATTACAAATTAGATGTAGTTGGAACAACCCAACTATCAGGAGCCGCTTCAATTGCTGGGACCACATCAATAAATGGTGGTCAGTTAAAAGTTACAGATGGTGGGGCGTCATCTCCATTAGTTTCTATATCCGCAGACGATGATAATCCTTGGGCTTTTCACATAGGTAACGACACATATTCTACAGCTAAAGCTTCTGGTACTCAAATGTATCAAGGCAACACAGGGATAATGAATATATACCATAAAGACATAAAAAGAATGCAATTTCAGGTTAATGGTGATTCTAGTTTAGGTACTGCAACTAATGTAGGTTTATATGTACAGTCTGGTGGTAATGTAGGTATAGGCACAGCAGCACCTGCGTATGCTTTAGATGTATCTGGAGCGGTGGATGTTAGATTAGGAAGTGGTCTTGGAACGGATGTTATGATTGCAGGTACTAATCACGGTATCACCAGACAAAGTAACAGTATTAAATTATATAACAATGCCAAAAACGCTTATTTTGGTGTAAGAGATAGTGCTACAGGTTTTGTACAAATTTCTGGTACTAATGTAGGTGTAGGCACAACTTCACCTCAACAACCTTTACACGTTTTAACTTCTGCTAACGATAAAGGTATACTTATTGATGTAAGTGACGACTCGCACGAAGGTAGACTATTATTTGGTGATACGTCAAGTAACGCTATTGGGTATGTAGGATATAATCACAGTTTAGATGCTTTGCGTTTCTTTACAAATGGTAGTGAATCATTACGTTTAGAATCAGACCAAGATGCTGTATTTTATGGACATATAACTTTAGGCGAAGCAAAGGCTATTTACTTTGATTCAACTGATACATCTATAACTACAAACACTGAGAACC